CCCGGTCTAAAAATCGAAGTGATGGCACAGATATCAATCAAGCTCTCGGGGTTGGCACGCTGACAAAATTGTTGAGCCGGTTCCTCAGTGAACTGGAAGATACCAGCCCAGTTTCCCTTATGAAAAATATTTTGATACACAGTCTCGTCATTAAAATCTATCACATCGGGATGTAAGTTCTCCTTATAAAAAGCTTTTACCTCTTCGAAGGTTGGCTCCGCATTACCATGGTGGCGCTGAAGAATGTGACGGATCGCTCCATCAATCATGCGCAAAGTAGAGAGGCCCAACAAATCAAACTTAATAAATCCGAGCGGCTCCAGGTGGCGTACGTTTTGTCCTTCGGCCCATGGGGCTTGTCGAACTCCGCCTGAGTTAATCAGTGGCATATGCTGGTCAAGGTTGTCAGCTATTAAGACGCCGCCAGCATGACGCGAACACGAACGCACCTGTCCCACCAGGGCCTCCACGTGTGTTTTTAAATCGGGATACTTAACCAGAAATCCTCGGAGAGACGGACTAAGTTCCATCACCTCTTCCCATGTCGGAGCGTACACACCAGCTTTGATACCGTGTCGACGCTTCGCCTCCGGTGTCGCCTCTTTAATCATCATACTCGTAACTTTATTTACCTCCGGGAAAGGAATGCCATAAAATTTTGAAATATCCTTGATCAACGAACGTAGTTGTAGTGTGTTCCAATTAGAGATCGGAACCACTGTGTTCTCTCCCCACTCCTGCGCAAGCGCTTCCTTAAGTTCCATGGGCTCGGCTACATCATAGTCGATATCTGGATAATCGGTGGCGTCACGTCGCAAAAATCTTTCGAAAAGAAGCCCGTGCTTGATGGGATCAATCTGAGTGATCCCCAAAACGTATGCCACAAGCGAGCCCGCTGCGGAGCCGCGGCCCGGGCCAGTGAGCTGGCGCGAGTTTGCCTTGTCCACAATTGCCTTCATGGTTAAAAAGTATTTACTAAAGCCGCGGTCATCGATAACTTTAATCTCCATCTTCAATCGTTCAACATAATCAGAAAATTTATGAAGCGAGCGCGAACGCAGCCCATCAATAGCAAGCTGTGTGAGGGCCGCAGTCGCTGTGGTCCCGGGGGGGACAACAAAATCAGGCAACTTAACGCTCACATCCGGTTCAAAATCTTCAATAATTTCATGAGCGATGTAATGAGTCTTCACTATTGTATCAAAAATCAAATCGTCATCGTAAACGTTGCCCGTCTCTTCGGAATATTTCTTGTAGCTGGCCCACATCTCGTCCCCGTTTTTAGGATAGATTTCATATCCGATATCCTCCACATCGATGGGGAGTTCCGCATCCATATATTCTGGAAGCCCACCCTTTCCAAGCCAGCCTAGGCGCGTGTATAACTCCCGGTCCTTCCAGGCATCGGGGGTAGGGTAGTGGCTATCCGCAGTAGAAATTAAAGGAATTCCAAACTCCTGGTGCATTTGGACAATGTATTGATTAAGTTCGTGCTGCTCTGGAATTTTATTCCACTGCAGTTCGCCGTACCATCGGTCCCCAAAAATTTCAATCATGCGACGAGTAGTACCACGCATGGCATCAAGGACCGCCTCCGATCCCGCGTCTCGATTCTCCCAATAGTTGCCAGCGTAGACGCCGCCTAAACATGCGGACGCGGCAAGTACCCCCTCTGAATATTTTGCTAGAAGATCGAAGTCTACACGAGGGTAGCGATAAAAGTTTTCATCTCGGTAGCTCTCCGAGATTAACTTAAAAATATTATTTAAACCAGTCTGGTTTTGAGCCAACAAAATAAGATGACGTCGTCGCTTTAAAATATCCTGGCCTTTTTTGCTTTCGCCCTCGTCCTCGACGGTGGCGTGCGCAGACCCCTCCTTGGCCAGCTTCTTAGCCCGCTTGGCATCTTCTCTAGCTCTGTCATATTCAGCGCGCCAGTCTTCGATGCTTGGTAAAAAGTAAGCTTCCACCCCAAAGATGGCCTTAAATTCTTTTCCTTCCGACAACATCTTTTTCCAATGGAGAAGCTGGTAGCTATAGCCATTCATATTTCCATGATCAGTAAGAGCCAGTGCGCTACTCCCATTTTGATAAGCAAAATTCATATGTTCTGGGGGGTAGCCAATCGCATCAAAAATAGAACCCGCTACGCTGTGTGCGTGCAGCCCCACAAAGGGGATTTCTGATATCTTTCTCTTGTCTGTCATGCTGTGTCTCCTAGTTTATTTAAAGTGCCGCGCGGAAAAACCAACTGTGATGGTCGTTGTATGTTTCCACGATGAGCTGATGTTAATAGTGTACAATATCCGTCCCACGTTGTCAAGTCATAAAACCATTCTAGAGGAAAGTTTTTTCCCTCATGAATCGGGCCTCCCCCAAATACATCTCCCAAATTATAACGCCGGGAGAGGAGCCTTTCGTCCACAGGGAGTTTGCGGGTCGGCATTGCTTCTCCCGGCTCCGGAGGATAGTAGGTACGAGAATTAGATTTAATTATATCACGCGCTCGTCGCCACTCAGACGCGTCAAATGTAAACGGGAGAGGGCGATCGTCCCCAACGGTCTCCCCGTCGTAAGAAAAATAAAGCGGTGTCTTATCTCTCAATAAAGAGCGCGCGGGCTTTAAGCTCTGGAGATCGTATATCCCGTGGGGAAAACTAACATAATACTGGTCCGGAATAAGCCACCGAGAGAGACGACGACACATCCAGTAAGCCACATTGGCGCCATGCAAAATAGACCACGCGTAACAATCTATCTTATCCCGGTGGGTGGGATGAACCGGAACGTAATAAATAGGAATTTCTTTGTAGGCGGTGGAAGAAAAATTAATGAAGGCGCCGCGCTCTAAGCTGTCTACGTCGCGAACGTAATCTCCCAGTCGATGCTTGAGGAGGGGCGCCACATCATCATTACTTACTATCCATATAGTTTCACATCCCATGTGGGCACACTCGGCCACAGCCGCCTCCAGCGCAGTATAGGCCGGGGCGATAGGAATCAAGCTGCTAGGCCACTCTAACTGGAGGGTGTCGGGGGCGCCCGCCACAGGAACGATACCAGCCAGATGAAACGAATTAGGGTTTTGCTTAGAATTTTCCATTATATAGATATATTACAACACTTAATATAGGACGGTAAGAGATCATGCCCAATAAATTCTTTTCGATGTTTGAACACTTCGCGCCTATCGTGTTCGAGGACAAGATTTAAATTATGTTGCTTGCCGTTTATATGGCGCGCGGGGCCCTTGAACCCCATGTTCTTTATTGCCGCGGCGGTGCCTAGGCGTACTACGGTGGCACAATAATCGAACTCCATTAAGTTTTTCCCCTCCACATAGGATTTGGTATAACAATCTTTTATTAAACCAGTGTTCCCATCGCGGCGGACGGAAGGGTAAAAGACCACCTTATTAATAAACTTGTCCGACCCGAGTATACTACAAGATGGTTGCTTTGCTCCCCGTTTAATATTAAACCAGTCGTAGACAACGTACTCCATAATATTTTCTTTTACAGGCAACCCCTCTACTCTTTCTAAATCAAAAAGATAGAGCTGCTCAAATTTAATTTGTATCTTTCTATAAAATTCTGTAGCCACGTTAGCTATTCGCTCGTCTATGCGGATAGACCGGACGGCAGAAGGAATCGGGCTGAGGCCCCGCAGTCCGAGGCGAAAAGAAAGCACATTCCATTCATCGTGTTGGGAGGGCTGTTCGATTGAGTGTGGCTTAAGCTCATGATTGAGCAAGAGCATAGCCGAATTTTCTAACGCGAAGCGCAACGCCTGTAAAGAGTGGCCTACAACCAGTTTAGATGTTTTTAGTACGGGGGGCTGCAGCATTTAAAATTTTCCGGGCCATACTTTTAACTGCCATCCTCTGCATGCGGGAAAGACCTTCATAGGTTTGCAAGCCCTCACCAAAGGTAAAGGGCCGCTTGCCGACGCGCGTCATAAACTCTGCTTCCCCTCCAAACTTCCGAGTTCCCACTTCAACCTTCTCGCCGTACCCCGGGAACTCCGTATCGTTGGTGCCCAATAGATACGCCTCGTCTCCCCCCTTGGGTATCACCAACACAGAGTCTTGGCAGAACTCCTCTCCCAGCATGGCCATGTCCTCAACAAAATCACGCGAATCTTTCAAATTGACAACAAAAAAACTTTCCTCCGCCACCTCATGAGCCTTGGGCGTATCAAAATTTTCTATATACGAACCGTCCACCTTTGTTACGCCGTAGCCAAAGGATAGCAAAACAGCTTTTAGTTCTTTGTTGCGCTTCTTATTAATTACCTTGGGAGAGCCGTCTGACATCTCTTTATCTTTATTTTTAGTAGCATCGGTGCACCCCACCATATCACTAGGGTCGTTTCGAAAAGCGGTGACGATCGCAGTTTCATGCTCATCCATGTGGTGCATCACACGAGAGAGAGAGGATTCTGACAACACGGGCTTGGCCGGGGTACTCAGAAGAGCTGAGGATCTCGTCTTTTCAATTATCTTTCGCAGCTCTGCAATATTTAACTTAGTCATATCTTAAATAGTCTCACGACAGATTCGCAAAGCGTCCAATGACATGATTCTCTGCGATCAGGTGATAAGATACGCCGTCGTATTCAAATTGTCGAATCATGTGTGCCTCTACCACAACCAAATCCTCTTCTACCCAGCGCACATCGCACTCGGGCCCGGGGTGATGCCCCACAACGCGCACCACCTCATAGGGGGTGTCCGTGGGACGATATTCTGAGGGCAGCAAAATTGCCGACGTCTCCTCGCCTGTTTCAATAAAACTAATTACAATGTTATTTCTTAAAGGTATAAATTCCATTACTCTTTCCTATCCGCACCTAGCGTAGCCACATGCTTTACAGGTCACGCAGCCCTCCACATATATAAGCCCATCAGAGGTGCACTCTGGGCAGTGATGGTCGGTAGCCTCTGTGCCATCTATTATGTATCCCTTAAGGATACGAGCCACGCACTTGGCAAAGCTAAACATATCTGAATCTTTTTCTTTCTGCATCTGCTCTACAATATACTGTACGCTCGCTCCGTGTCGGAAACCAAGCGAGATGAGGCGCGTAAACGCCGAATGGTTGGGGTTGTCAAACACCCGCACAAGGTCCCGCACCACTATGCTATCACCATTGCGTCCTATTTTTAAGTCGTAAACAGAGTTCATGGTCTTGCGTGGATTTTTAACTAAAATCCCCTCGGTGTAGCGTTTCGGAATCTCGACTAAATTTGCCAGTCCTCCCATCACTTCATAAGGTTTCCCTTCTAGTAGGCCCACCAAAATAACCCACCTTTCCCCCTGTATGGTGGTGTGGTGTATTGTACAAGGTAGCTCCGGCGGGCGGCGCGGGGCCGTGTGTTGGGGGAAAAGCGTTTCCACGGAGGAAGGGACCAAGACCCCAGAGCGGGCGCCATCAACATAGACGGTAATGCCCTTAAGACCCTGCTTCCACCCCTGTAAATATAAAGTGGACACGAGTGCCGGGTCCGTCCCCTTGGGTAAATTAATTGTTGAGCTGATAGAGTGATCAATACTTTTTTGAATAGCAGCTTGCACAGAAATGCGCTGCTCCCAATCAATTTTGTTCGACTCCACAAAAAAAGAAGGAAGGGGGCCATCGGGTACCTTCCCCCACACCTCTCTCCACTCCCGTACGTTGTGGTGGAAAACTGTATACTCCGTCCATCGATCCCCCAGGTCGTCCACAAAATCTGCCGGGGAGGCCGCTTCGTCATGTGATAGTTTTCTCCGTCGGACGTAGGAGTTACGAAAAACAGGCTCCACTCCTGAGGAAGTTTGAGATAAAATCGACACCGATCCGGTAGGCGCGTTGGTTAGAATAGATATATTACGGCGCCCGTGAATAGCAATTAATTTTTGTAGATCCTCAGGTAGACTCTTAATGAACGCGTTGTTTTCTTCCCGGGCCCACTCAAAGGCTGGGAAGCTTCCCCGCTCTTGAGCCAGATAAACACTTTCTTCATAGGCAGAGTTGCGCAAAGTTTCATATATCTCCTCTATAATGAGAAGAGCTTCGGGGGAATCATATCGTAAATTTAATCGTGCAATGGCGTCCGCAAGGCCGTGTGTGCCCAGGCCCGTACGGCGACCTCTTTCACAGGCATGCAGGAGTTTTCCCCATAGCTCTTTTTCATCTGGAGTATCTGCAACATTCACCATACGGTGTAGCTTTTCAATTTCCAATTGAACCAAATCATCAGACAGGCGCATGCCAACAGAAACAATTTGCTTAAGCTTGTTAAAATCAAACTGAGCCTTTTCACTGAAGGGTTTTTTTACTAAATGTTTTAAATTTAAAGAAACCAAACGACAACTATCATAAGCAGAAAGAGGGATTTCTCCACACGGATTGGTGGTCAGGGTTTTAAACTCTTCATACTCATGAGCCGGCAAAAAATTAATAATGTTATCCCACATCAAGAGGCCCGGCTCCGCTGTGCGCGTCGCAGACTCCACTATCTTATTCCAGAGGGCGACTGCATCCACTTCACACGTGTAGTCGGGGGTTGTGGCATCGACCGGGAACTGTAAAACAAACGATTCATTGTTTTCTACCGCGGTCATAAAGTTATCACTTATTTTAATGGATACATTGGCGCCGGTAACTTTAGTAAGGTCCTGTTTCATGGTAATAAACTTCTCAATGTCGGGATGGCGCACGTCCATAGAAATCATCAGCGCTCCACGTCGACCATTCTGGCCAATCATACGACAGACGTAAGAATAGAAATCCGCAAAACTCCAAGCCCCAGTAGTAGTGCGAGCAGAATTATTAACAAGGCCCCCTTCAGGACGCAGGCAGCTAATGTCCAAGCCGACACCGCACCGTCGCTTAAATAGATTAGCAAGGTCCTTCCCGGCGTCCACAATGGACGAAATATTATCTTGGGGGTTGTCAACTACAACACAGTTAGAGAGAGATACATTAACATAATCATTTCCTATGCCCATCATAGGAGAACCCTGCGGGACAACGTGCTTAAAGTCTTTTAAGAAAGAGTAAATTTCATCTTCGGTGAGATAAGAATTTTTGCCAGCTTCAAACTTTTCTTCTATACGCGCAAATTCTTTGGCCATACGACGATGCATATCATCGGGGGTTCGTTCGAGAAAGCTGCCTCGGTTGTCTCGTAAACAATATTTAGTCATGAAGACGTTGGCCGCCAGTTCATCACCATCAAAATAGGCCCTGCTGGCCTCGTAAACTTCCTTCTCTGTGTACATTGTTAATATTCTCCGTTCTTGTTCTTCTTAAATTTTTGATATTTTTCCGCCAACTTCTGCTTCTGGCTCTTGGGACTGACCCCTTCTTCATCTTCTCCATAGGTGGGTTCCAGCACCTTTATACAAACATTGGAAGTGTCCATGAAAAGTGGGTATACCATACCGTCGGGCCCGTTTCTATTTTTTGCAATAAACATTCGAGCCGTGTTTGCTATCTTATCCTCAGACGTTCTAGACAAAGAGACAATGAAGTCCGAAACAAAACACTTATTAAAGGCTTCGGATATGGATTCCATGGTCACGACTTCTGCGTTCAGCCCGGAGCGATTAGTTTGAGAGGCGGTCCACACAGGACAACCATACTCTTGTGCAAGCCCTCGCAGCTCCTCATAAATAGACTCCAGCTCGTTTCTTTTTTCTCTTTGAGCTGTAATCGGCTTCAAGAGATCAGCATAATCAACAATTATCAGATCAATATTAACGTCCTTCATCCTAAGCTTTTCTAAATGATTTTTTAAGGTCTGGGTGCTGGCAGACTTGGTGGGGTATTCTTTAATAATTAGGCGCCCCTCAATGTCCTGTACCTCTTCATAAATTTTTTCTTTAAAAGACGAAAGATTACCCAGAGGTATCTGTGTAATACAGCTATCATAGCGGCAACCAATCACAGTGTCCTGTAGCTCTAAGGTATAGTGAATTACCGTTTTGCCCTCACACACCGCGGCCGAACCCAAATGCACCAGGGCCATTGACTTTCCCGCGCCGGTGGGGGCTATTACAACACCCAATTCTTTTTGCCCCAGACCCCCCTGGATGAGACCATCTATCAGGGGCCAGCCCGTAGACACGGGCGCTCGGAAGCGGGGTTTAAATCTTTCTTCGAAGTCTTTTTTCCAGTCGTAACCTTCATTGTTATCTGCGCCTAGCTTTAACGAATCATTAATTACTTTAGAAATTTCATCAAAGGAGGACGACTGAAGCAGTTCAATCGACTTGATCATTGCACCTTTGAGGTTTTGTTTACGGCAAAAATCTAATGACGTCTCTTTAATATACTCGACGTTCTGTAGTTGAGCGCTCATAACACGAGCATAAAACTCGCGCACCTGTTGTTGGGTAAGTGGATTAGTATCATCGATTCCCGACCGTAAAATGGTCGCCATGATTTGGCGGCTCGGATGCACCCCGTATTTTTTGCGATAACTGAAAACTTGGCCTATAAACAAACGGAGATACCGGAGTTCTAAAAAGTCTACACTTAATATATCTTCGATCTGGTCAGCAAAAGGACGATCATCTAGTATAACCATACATAATTGTTCTTGAAATGCTTTCCCATATCGAGAAAAATCCGTAGGCTGCTTGTTGGTTTCCATCTTTATATTCACTCTGTGTGCATCGGCTTGTCAACCGAAATACGATTCATAATGGCGTAGAGATCCGTCCAATTAAAAACTCCAAAACCATCTTCGCTCATCATCTTAATAAACTCAGTACGATTATAATCGTAAACGAACTGATCAAACCCATAGTCAATTTTCTTCTGAGTTTGCATAGAAATGCTAGGAGTATACAATTGCATGAGGCGATAATTTAATCTAATTATCTTTTCGTTTTGTGTTACGTCCTCATAAAATTTAGGGCGCCTTTTGTCATCTGGGTTAAAGCCTCGACAATACTCAACAATCTCTGTCAAAGAAAAATTTTTATTTTTTTCAAGAAACGGAAGTCTCTTTTTAATGGTGGGAAGGCCGGCCCCTCGGATGCCCTTCAGGTTGTCAGATTTATCGCCCGCGATAGCCCGGGCTGCAGCAAAATTTTTAGGATGGATGCCGTATTCTTCTACCACGTTGTTGCGATTATGAACCTTCTTTTGAATGGGGCGGAACAGTACGGTTTCGGCATCACATAGCTGGAGAAAATCTTTGTCGCTTGAGACAATAATTTTTTGCCATCCACTAAACTGCTGAGACTGAGCTATGTATGCCACCACATCATCTGCTTCAACTTCAGGAAACATATATTGGACGACCGGCAACTGATTAAGATACTCTAGTAGCCTCGCCTGTTGCCATATTTTATTCTCCAACTCTTCGTTCTCCGTCAAATTAGTTTCACGATTAAGACGAATGGGCTTACGACCTTGTTTATATTCCTTAACAATCTGGCGTCGCTTAAGGGAACCCCCGGGTCCGTCCCAACAAATAGCTATCATGTCAGGGTTGAGGTCCCGAGCTAGCTTCTGTAGTATCTTTAAGAAACCTTTGACGCCTCCTATCGGCTGGCCGTTTGTCGACAAGCTCGGGTCTACTATATAAGCCCTAAAATACATATTTAAGGCATCTACTATCATTACTCTTTTCATAATCTCATACTCTCGATTCTCCCGTTTCGATCTGTGTAAACCACGCGGCGAATCCCGACGTGGCGCATGGCACTTTCACACATGGGGCACGGCTTACTCATACGAGGGGCCCCTTCTTTATTAACTCGGGCTGTGTAAACAGTGGCGCCCTGTGTAACGGTGCGGTCCATGCCCAGAATGACTCCCAGCTCTGCATGAAGGGTGGCGTTACCCGTATTGGCCTCTCGAAATCTTTTCCCGAAATGACAATGACGATGCTTATTATAGGCCATGTTCCTTACTGAGCTACCCCTAACAAGGACGGCGCCATGTCTAAACTTTCCATAGTCTGATTGTTCTGCAACCTTCTTTGCGAGAGAAATATAACGCCTATTTTTACTCACCCCAACTCCAATAACAAAAGCTCCTATAAGTATAACCCATAGGAGCCCCGTTGTCAATAGAAAAGTAGACTACTCTTCGCCCTCAAGCGTATAAAATTCTTGTGCCTCGCCAATGCGCTTGTCGAACTTCATAATAATCTCATCATCCATAATTTCTAGCACACGATTTCGGAACTTTTCATCTTGCAGCTTGTCTACCCAATGAGAGCCCATAAACTTTTCTTCAGTGCCGTCTGCGTATACTAAGGAATACCATGCGCCCGCTCTCTTAATTCTTTCAGAACCCTTAATGGCTTCAAACCATGATTCTTCATCTTGAATCCCAACCTCTTCGCCCCATAAAATTTTGAAGGCACAGTTGCGACCCTGCGTTCCAAAGCGAGACTTCTCAAGCTTAACCTTTACCTCTGATCCAATTCGAAATCCGTTGTCGTCCAGGACAAAGCTGGCCTTGGCCTTGCGCCCCGTCAGCCACACACGCAGAGAGTAGGCATAAATCATTGCCTTCCCTCCCGGGGTGACATAGGGAGTCACCATTGCCTCAGCCGGAAACCTCGTGATATTAGTCTTCAACTGGTTGAGAACCAGAAAGGTCGATTGACTGTTGGCGATCGGTACTGTGAGCTTAGACATTCCCTTGGCGAGAATGCGAGCCTTCACTGCCATCGATGATTGAGGGTTGAAATCTCCCTCTACGTCGGATATAGACGGAGTAAGGGCGAGCGAATCCCAAATAAACAGCGTTCTTTCCGCTCCACTATTGAGGATTTGTTCAATAGTTTCAAGCACTTGCTCAACTGACTGAACCTGTACGTAAATAAGTGTCTCTAAGTTACACCCTGCACGCTCCAAGAAGGTAGGATCGATCGCGGACTCGGCATCCATGTAGATTACGTTCATGCCCAGTCTCTGGGCGTTGCCAGCAATCTGTGCGGCCATAAAAGATTTGCCTGTTGATTCTAAACCAGCGATCTCTGATATCTTACCAACCGGAATGCCTGTAAGTTTGCCGCGGCAAATAATACTATCGAGCCAGCGCGATCCTGTGGGGATCCATTCCTTTACTTCGGTGGGGTTTTCATCATTAAGATTATAAGCCACCTCCATGCCGGAGGTTTTGTTAATAAGGGTGCGAAGGTCTCCTATGGAGAGCTTGCCTGCCGCTGACTTATTCCGAGCCATCGAGGTCCTCTATTCTCTTCTTCAAGCGTTCAATCTGGGTATCAAGGCGCGCCAGACGATAAACAAGATAGGCGGCGCCCATAAAAAATGCGAATGCGGGTAGCAATTCCATACTCTTCTCCTTACTTGGCCACGCAAATGGCCGTCAAACTGTTGGCGTATTCATTCTTATACGAACTAAGATGGTCAGCTGTATCAGTTTCATAAAATTTATGTTCTGCTAGAGAGCCTGCTAGCCAGCCTCTCAGGAGCGCTGTTTGAGTTTCATCACTAGCCTGTGTATAAAATTCTCTAATAAAGGGGTGTGCATCGTTGATCCAAATTACTATTTCCCCATTGTTGTCGAAGTCATACCAATACGGGTGAGCACCCGGCGAAGTAGCACTAACGTGGCTCGTGCGTATTTTCTTATAGGGCTTGTTGGTGCCGGTGCCAGGGTTTTTCTTAGCTGCTCGCTTGCCCTTGTCGGGGCCGCGGCCACCAGCAGGATTAGGAGTGGGCTTTCTCTTAGGAACTCCCACGCTCCCAGCGTTTTTAGGATCTACAATCTTTTTGATTTCACGATCTTCAACGGTGGCAGCTTTCTGACTGTTCTTCTTGGACGGAGTCTGCCAGCGCAATCGGGCGCGCTTTTTAAGCTTCTTGGTGAGTGGCCTCAAGGCCTCTTTCAACTCGGCGCTTAGATTAATTTTATTTTTTTGTGCAGTGGCCCCAAAATGATCATCGAGTTCACTAGTAAAGATTATCTCAAAGCGCGCGTTACACAGCTGAGGGTCACGACCCCACAATCCCGAAAGAGTGGAGGCGCCCACAATCTGTCGACGGCCCCTAATTAAATAAGCTCCAGTATCTTGTAGCATGGCCTTGCTTTCATCGCCCCCCCGGTTGCGGCGGCCGCGCTCTCGGTCAATCCGAGAACACTCGCGTGGCTTCAAAAGAGAATAATTAAAATCGATCGAAGAGCCCTTGAACTGAATTGTTTCTGTCCCCGTCTCAACAAGACACTCCGGGTGGTCTCGATAAAGAGGGTCGTACCCTGTAACAACATCAGTGGTCTTAACGCCTTTGCCCTTCTTCACCACCTGAACGGTAATCTTTAGGCCCGCATCGATAAGGGGCCGAAAGCTTTCGCTCAAGAATTTTAAAAGACGATTCTTCATAAGAGCAGCAGTCTCTACTTCTAAACGCTCAGTGCGAATGTTAGTTAGATAGATGACGGTACCCGATTCTTGAGAGGTTCCCCCTGGTAAAAACTTATAAAATATGTTTTCACACTCTTCATTAATAGGAATAAACTCTGCAATGTTGTGAAAGCTGAGGTTTTTACGGCCCTTGATATTTACCTGTGCACCCAGGAGTGCCCCGATCACAGCCTTGGTAAGGATGCGCTTGGTTTGGGCCAGAAAAAACGAGGCAGCGGTACCGCCCATTCCGTATTTACCCAAGTCTTCAATAGCATGAGGAGTCGTACCTGCGAAACGGCATGCCTGTTGAAGCGTGGGCGCGTCCATTCCCTTCCCGTTGTCTGCGAACACCAAGCTATCAATCTGAGCGCTGTCTGCGGCCTCTATGATGGTTAGAATGATCTCCGTGGCATCAGCATCGGCAGAGTTGTCAAAAACATCTCCTGTCGCATATTCTGATGTATAGCCAAGAGAGGGAAAAATCATATCAAACAATTTTTCTACATCGGGGGTGGTGTCCATAGACTTAAATTTCATTGCCATTGTAAAGGCTCCAATTAGTTATATCTTTATCATACCGGTTATGGTTGTGTATGTCAACCTAAATTTTTATTTTTTTGAGACACCTGATGACCCTGTGCCTCCCTGTGGGTGGAGAGCGCTAGGCTATAGTGAGCCCAGCTCGGCAAATGCAGCGTCTACTGCATTCAACTCTTCAGTATCAGTTTCCACGGTGGAAGTGGTGGTGTACTTTTCGGTCTGGGAAGATACGCCTTCCGGGTCCGTTACACCACCATTAACAAAGCCGTCCAATAGTGCACTCACATCGGCCGTAGTCTTACGATCGAACAGGTCATCAAAATCGGGAATCGATTCCAACAACTCTGAGCACTTTTCGGGAGTCATGTCTTCACACAGCTCAGAGCTTCGGCGCCTAGGCGTAAGCTTTGTCTGCGGGAAACTGGCTCCTGGGGGCTTCCCATATACCATGGTCAAATCCGTACCCGTTTCCGGGTCCGTGATATCTCCATACTCTGGGTTGAGTACAAGAGTCAGCAAATTTTCATAGGCCATTTTGCCATAGCCCCAGATGCGCACACCTTTCTCTTCATCGCCACGTACCAAGACGGGGGAGAAGAATCGAGCCCGAACAAACAAACTCTTAGCAAGCTTCTTGCTTTCGTTGTCATCGCTCTCCACGCCTTCTCGCCACAGCTGCGATGCGAAATCGCAAACTGGACAGTCCTCCGCAAAATTCCGCTTAGGACATAAAAATCCGGGGTTCGTCCCCACATTATAATGAAACCACTTCTCCTTAAAGGGGTCTCCATCGGAGGTCGGAACAATACGAATGCTCTGCTCTCCATCGATAGGACGCCAAAAGGTGTCCTTGTCGCCGCCTTCGCCGCGAACGTTAGCGAGCTTTGCTCGCATCTTTTCTACATTAATACCCATGTTATTTTCCTTTCATTGGGTTAGAGTACGATCAGCCAATATCCTGATCGCCTAAAAGTTCTATATAAGATTGTACCACAGAAGAGTGCTTAACGCAATAACAATATTTTTGTTCATAGCCTGTTTCATACACTCCATAAGACACGTTTATGTTATCATCGATGTTGCTTTTTACAAAATCGGTAATATTCTTAAACAACTTGCCATCCGTCTCCAGCTCTTCTTTACTGATACCATAATAGTATACCACATCTCGTGGTATTTGCAAGTCAAAAAACCACTTTTCTTCATTTTTTTCTACATCTAAAACGCCCATCGTAGAAATGCGAGAAATGGGGGCGGGCTCTGTAAACGTCCCGAGCACCGGGGCGGAATGTCCAAAAACATTTAACATGTGAAACGTGTTGACGATGGCCTGATTTATAGTATCATAATAACCACGAATGGGGAGGTCTCCGATGCCTTCCTGAATTTTAGAATTAGACATCAAATAGATACGTTCTAACATCCCTGACCGCGCATATTCTTGTAATACATTATAAACAATTCTTTCTTGAATAGTCTGAGTCTCACCCAGCAGGGCTATATCAGGCTGTATATAAAGAACGGTCACGGGATTATGAGATAGCTGTTCCAACAGCCGTAAACATGCGCCCGCTATCATTCCTGCGCCGGATAGAATAAAAACAGTCGGCCCCTCTATTTTTTTAAACTTAGCTTTAAAGGAGGGACACTTCTCTTCGTACTCCTCGTGTGTCTTGCGTCGAGGGACGTGAAAACAATTAGTTCCCTTAAGGCCCGTATCAATTTTATAAATTGAATACTGTGGGAACTTAGAGAAACAATCCGCTACGGCACAGCCCACGGATCCCAGACCTACAACGTTCATTATTCTTCCACCCACTCCAAAATGATACGGTCATCAAAGCGTCCCTTTTCTGACGCCTTCTTCCCCATGGGCCCATAGGGATAGAACCCCATGTGTTCCTGAATATACATCAAGACTTCATAAACGTCAGCCAACTCCTCGTTGGAGGGGTTCTCTTGGAACTCTTTAGCCTCTTCTACTAGTTTCTTAGCTAGGTAAGTTTTAAATCCCTTGTCGGTGGCAGAGTGCCACTTGCACTTTTTTCCCGAGGCTTCAATCAGATCCGGGATGCGATCCCTTACAAGCTTACGATAGTGTTTCTTTCCCATTATAAATTCATCTTTCTCATGGCGCCAAAGTTTTTTCCCACGGCCACGTTAACTTTATAGTTTCCAAATTTTGTATTTCCGAACTCTTTCATGAGCGTGGGAATGATGGCTCTTTCCTCGTTCTTCAGGTCAATTACGATAGAGTCATGAAGTGTAAAAGCAATCCGACTTTCCAAAGAACTTAATATGCGTGCTATCTCAAATGCTCGCGACAACACCAGATCGCTCGTAGTGCTTTGTACAATATAGTTTAGGGCGTGATGTCGGTCCACGTTACGAATCTCTCTATTAAAGTCTGTTACTATTGTATCACCGTCCCAATATTTGTCAAGCACTAATTCACGATTATAATATTGTTCTGCTTGTTTGTGCGACCGACCCGAATACATCCAACTAAAAAACTTCTTTTTAGCCTCTTCGCGGTCCGTCTTAGGGTTGTAAATGTGTTGAATGTTCCACTCATGAATATCCTCTTCGGGTTGCTGATGACCACCGAGCGCCAGCAACGTCCTAATTTCTGCGGCGTTGTAATCTAGCTCTAAGAACCAATCGTGGCGTGGCTCCAAGCAAGCGCGAAATTGTTTATTCAGCGTCATAATAGGAAAACTATTAGGCATCGTTGTTAGGCGCCCAGTAACAGTCCCCCACGGATTATAATCACAAACGGGCTGGAGTTCCCTCATGCGATGGGCAAAGTTGCGGCCCGCTACCGACCCCAGCTTGTGTCGTATAGCTCTCATATTAATGTTGAGAGGGGTCTTCTTAATGTCTCCCACGAGGCGCAAGAGGTCTATCATAAAATCATAGTTAGCGGGGCGTACATAATTTTGTAATACTTCGCGCGTGATCTCGTTTTTTAAATCACAATACTCAAACAGGAAATACTCGGGGACAAGGTCATATACACAGACTTCCTGCAGATTAAGCTTCGCTGTCTTGAACGACTTTATATAGGCCTTCCACCGCTCTTTCACCGCGTTCCACAAATTAGTATAGCGAGCCGGGCACACCTCAGTAAGGCTCTTGCCGCCGGCGTATACGCGTCCGTATTCAATAGATAAGTTCTTAAGGGAGTCTGAGTAGTCCCACGTTTGATTAAAGCCCGCGGGGACTCGATCGTAATAAAACGAGCCGTCCGCATAATATCCTATACACTTTTGTTTAACGTCGATCGGTTGAAAAAGCAATGGTTCCCTCTATCTATCTTCTTATCTTACACGGAATAAAGCCCCTTGTCAAGGCTTAAATGTCATTTCTCTGGCCATCATGACTGTGAAATCTGGTGAGTAAAGATAGCGCCGATACACTTGATTAACATATATAAAGGCCGCCACCAACGGGTTGGCATGTCCTGTTAAAGTGGCCATGGCATGGACTTCAAGGGCGCGTCGCCTAATGTTGGACAAGGAGTGTTTGGTGCCGCCCGCCTCAGTGTCCCGCAGTTCAATATATAAATCCAGCCAATCCTCCAAAGACATCAAGAAATTTAAATCGGTAAGAGTAAAATGCGTAGGGCGCCAAACATTCTCCGTAATGGTTTTATAAGGACACCGTTCGGAGGCAGGCACTTCGATATCATAAAAAGGATACAGTTCTATAAGCCGAGCATAAGTGGCCACATATAAAGTTTTAAGCATATCGACATCATACAGGCATGTGGGGAAATAGTATTCACTAAAAAAGTTATCTTTGTTTACACGAGTAGCTGCCTCGGCTGCGCCGAGGGCTTGGTTATATACATAAGAAAAAAGTGTATCAATGTTTTTCGTAAACAGGTCTGCCGTCAATACCCATGGCATATTTTTGTTTACAAGAAGGCCAAATTTTTTGGCCGAACAACGATAAAACTCAAAATTTGGATTAGAGATAAATTTTTGATATTTCAACTGATCGTTGCTGGTGTCAAACCCTCCAATCGAAATAGATAACCCCGAACAGCGACTGCTTATCATGGGAGAAAGCACATACGAAGTTAAAGTAACTGGCATCGTCTTGGCTACCTGTTTTATATATTTGTTCATCTCCACCACAAAGGTAGGAAAATCCCTAACATGCCCCTGCTTGGCGTTCCCATAAAGTTCGACAAAATTGTCTCGTAGCGCCTTAATGCTATATTGTTCATAGGATCTAAATGGGCTAACCCACCCCGAAGCAGGATAGATTCGTGATAAAATACCATCGGTTGTCGAATTTAAAATACCGCGGATTTTAGCCTCTTTCATATATTTGGAGAACGCCTCAAATGCTGCTGCTACAAAATCCGCGGCCTGCACATCCGGAGAACTCATTACGGACACTATTTTATTATTCTTTAAAACAATAGCGTTTTGAACAGGGTCGGCTTTCCCATATAAAGGCTTATCATACCACGTATCAATGGGTCGCGGAAATCCCGCCGGATAAATAACCTGTTTATAAAGAGCCCTCTGATAGAACTTTGCGCGCGCGGCTAAATTATTAGCGCCAATAGGATTCGTGCGGTCCTCGGGGGAATATGAAAATAGAAGCGCCATCTCTAAGATTCATCCCCCCAGCCAAAGTACGTACTCGGCGCTCCCGACGCAGGCGCCACGAGGCCGTGTTGCACCAGCATGTCCTGTTCGGTGTATCCGAGAGCGATCATGTCAGATATCTCCTGGGGTGAGACGCCGGCCGAGATTAACATGCTGTCCACTTCCTCACTCATGATGAATGCGCCCGTGACTAGCTCGTGGGACTGCTGCTCTGGTTCAGTATACTGAACCGACCACGTGTTGGTGATCGCGTCGAAAACGGGGTGGTAGCCCTCCTGGAAGGGGCCCATGGGGCGCTCCGGGGTCCTGTCATAATCGACGTCGGGGAATTTATCTTCTTCATCCGGCGGAGCGGTAGCGGCGGGGGCGTTAGATACAGCGCCTCCACTATCGTATTCATCGGTGGTAGTAGAACCGCCCC